CACGTTTACAATACGCCGTTATAGTTAGCTTAAAACAAAGAAAAAACCCCCGATAGGGAGGATAAAAAATAAATTTTTAAGCGCCCTATAAGGGTTTCTACTATATCAACAATGAATAACGATGGGATAATCATTGCACCAACTCGAAAACGGAAAATAATGATATATACCCATTCTTTAAAAAGAATTGCTGGGGGGGTATTGTATCACTAAACGGATGGATTTGAAACATGTAATATTAATGAAGTTGTATGATTTATATGTTAAATTAACATAAAGGACAGGAAAACCCTATATAGAATATCTACGAAACTGAACTGGAGGTATATCCAGGAGTTTTGTGTTATTCTGTGCATCAACAATATATATACACGGGACTGATGGCCGCCGAGAAGCATTATCGTCATTATTATCTTCTGTCACTTCCTGCTTTGGATTATTAATTCGAATCATGCACAAGCATGATAAATATCGCATTAATTCTTCCACCATCATGGGATAGGGACAAAAGTATACGGAGGACCTAATTGGAAGTGAAGATTAGTATCATCTGCTCCAGATAGATAAATTAATGCTTCCGATGTTGTAGAAATTCGGATTATAGTTCTTGGAACATTGAATCCGTCCCGATCATTAAAAGCTCCCCCTTGCGCAGAAACATATATACCATTGAGTAACATATTAAGACCTGTATAATAAGGTACTTTAACTACAAGGGGCTGCAACGCCAAATCAGAGGACCTTTGCACAAAAGAAGCTGAAGCCTCTAGTTCAACTACCTGTTCTGGAGTTGCAAGAATAGTGTCAGTAATAGCTGTTGTAGGACCATTAGTAACAGTAGGATATGACAGAAATGCAGCAGAAGCTTGCTCATATGTATCATTCCCTGGGGTTGTATATTTAAGAATTAGATAAGTTATACCTCCGGTCCGAAACCTAAAAATTCTTGAAAAATAATAAAACCAAGGATCATATTCGGAATTATTGGCAGAGGAAATGAGTTCATCTTTACCCATAGCTTTACCTTCAGGTCTACCGTATATCATATTTGTATTACTTCCAGTAGGTTCAGATATTGAACTCACTAAAATAGCTTTATTTAATAAATCTCTGTATTCTGTAGAATCAAAAGTAAGATTAGGTTCATAGCTATTAAATGGAGCCAAACGATCATAAATATTTGAATGTGGTGTCTGAGAATTGGTCCCGATTTGAGCTGCGTAAAGTGGAGTATTACTGGGTTCAGTAGGATCCGCCTTAAGCTTATTCACTGGAAAGTGAAAGCTCATATCTGACCCTCCAGAGATCCAAATATTAAAGTAAATATCTGGAATTGGAGATTCCTTGAAAGTGAGTGGATTCACTACTTTCAAGTATAATTTTCCATAACTAGAGTTAGTATATGGAAAGATGTCCGTGTAAGGAATAGAGAATTTAAATTCTGTATCTCTTTGTATATCTATGATTCTTGACATAAGTTCAAATGGCTCGTTTTGGTCATAAGAACTACCGTTTGGCACGTATATCAATTGCAAACGAAGAGAATGAAATTGTGATGCAACAAATTGCAGTTTATAATTTATAGATCCTCTCCAAAATGCAAATGCTGTCGCTACAAACGATAAGGGTGTTTCATAGTAGACAGTCCCATTAAGAAATGCTAACGATGATGTAGATGTGGGATTTACATTCCAAAAATACACATCGGTCCCAGCAGCATTGCTTGATGAGATCGTCCCAGTAAATAACAAAGCTTCCTTTGAAATAATATCATGTAGCGATGAGCACTCATATTCCTTAGGGTAAGAAATTTTAGAATCAGGTTTGTTATCAACCAAATCATTTTGCATATTATCGACACAAGTCCTGTTAAGATCTGGCAAAGCCAATCGCATGCGCTCAGTACCTATTTGAGCTTCATAAACAGGCTGTCGCTCGACAATATGACAGTATTCAACAGAATGTTTCTTTTGGTTTCTCTCAATTAACTGTTGTTTTGTCAGAAATGGTTGAACTGATACTGGTATTGAATTTGCATAACCTGCCAATTTCACATTTGTCATATTTCCATAGATAGTAACTGAAATATCAGGAACTGTCGATGAAGCTGACAGAGGATTAAGCACATATGAAAAAACAGAAGCCAATGGTGCCAAAGAATCAGGATCGTATCCATATGATGCGGACTGTGGATCCAATGGATAATAATCCAATGGAAATAAGAAAGGAATATCAAATTCCTGTACTTCATTTTCGCCAGCATCACAAATAACATGTGGAAATGCAGATACTGCCCAAATGTTGTCTCGAAGTTCATAATCTTTTGTATTGTTCTTATATGACGAGACATTAAAGGCAACCAGTAGCTTACCATAATGAAATTTGGTTCCATTTACCCTTACGGAAATATGAAAATTACATTTAAGGTATGCAAATCTGGACAATTTCTCAGCTAAAGCCCTGTACGCAAAGAATGCATCAGGAAGATAAACTTCACTGACTTTGTCTCCAACAGCATCACTAGACGTCCATGAGAACGTTTGTAATGGATATACCCTAGAGAGATAATCATCAAGTTTTGGAAACTCATAAGGGTTGTTTGCCAATGTGCTGTTAGATACATTCATCTCCTGAATTGGAGCTTGGTCTGAGAATTGTACAGATTCATGTATCTCTACATTAGAGTGTGATGTTTCAGCAACTGTATTATCTGGCTGAACATCAGATTGAGGGTTGTTATTATTTGAAGTATTCATAACCAATAAAATTATCCCAGTAGGACTGGTTAATCCTAGGGGGATTTGAGGTTCGCTTTAATTTAGGAGCGCGCTGGTTTCCCATCTCCTTTAACGATCCATCAGTCCAACCTCTTGGATACAACGAATCTATTCAAAAACTTGCCCGGTTTTAATACGCATTTGAGTTACTTCAAATGTGTCACTGGGCAAATGAATATCTAGAGTATAAGCTCTTTCTTGAATTTTTGCAATCATCCGATTATATGTCTCTTTATCATAATGGCCCAATTCATTCGTAAATGAGTTAAATGTAGATTTCATAATATCTTCCATACTCATTTCTGAATTTTTGATCCACATCATCATTTCGGTTATTGATTCCATTTCAAGAGGAGCCCAACACCAGGTATTTGATTCCTTAACAAATTTTCGCTTCAAATATGATGCATCATCCCAAGAGATATAATCTTGATCAACTTCCCCTTTTGTGGCAGTGGTATATGAAATTCCAAAGCTTGAACACACTTCAGCAAAGGATTTCATGTTAAACCAATCAGCCATGCAGGATACAGATGCAAGATTATCATCTCCATAAGATTTATATACGACATATTCAGTGAATTTTGACATAGGAACTGGAACCTCCTGTTTGCTGCCAACTATCCCAAATACAACTCTGGCAATTAAAGAATTAACCAACGAGTTGATTTGAGCAGTAATGCCGCAACCAGAAGGATTACCCATCCCACACCGATACAAAGAACGCCCGCATAAATGCAATGCATTAAATGTAGCGATGAAAATAGACTCCCTGACTGCTGACCCGTAAGGATCATCTCCATACCAATTGTTAATTATTTTAAGAGCTAACTCTATTAAGCAATAGGGTAATCTCTTATCATAATTTGAATAATCACCACACATTACATATGATTCTCTTTCATTGCCATCCTTATCAAATTTGAACTTTTCGAGTTCTTGTCTAATGGCAGACCACTCTGTACTATGTGGGTTTACTCCAATTGATATCTCACCGAGCCTATTCTTTGTGAGATGAGCAACAAACGTACCAAAAAATTTTCGAGTTAAATATGTAAGTTCAAATGGTCCAACATTAAAAACTCGTGTTTTACCCGCATCAACTTTATCGATTGGTCGTTTCTCATCTTTAAGACAATCACCCCAAATAAATGGTCTAATTATTCCCTCAGAAAGTTCTTTTTCAACAAGATTAAGATAATCTCGAACTTCCGATGTTAATGAATATGAGCCAGGTTCACCTTCAACGAAATCTTTCTTTCCAGATTTCTTAGTATAAAATATCCAGGGATACCCGGCTGAAGTTTTCATATTCATTGGTGGAATATTATCGTCTCCGATTACACCATTTAGAGTATGATCCTCGTTAAGAACCTTATTTTTCATATCCTTATACGGAGATCTATAACTCAGCAATAAATTATTCAGATCTTGGTATGCAGCTTCTTTAATATCTTCGTCAATAACAATGTTATCAACGAACTGTTTTTCTATTTGCATACGGACTGGGTTAATGATACCGTTGGGAGTTTTAAAGGGCCGCAAATATGCAGGTTTCTTACAAGATTCGAAAACTCCATAAAAGGGTGATTTCTTTAGCTTTGTTTCAGTTGGGATACGGTACTGATATTGAGATGGAACCTCTCCAAAATATTGGGTTTTATCATTGTATGATACCATTCCATTGGCTTGTGCTGCAAGAATAGGTACCTCAATTCTTGGAACCCTGAATCCAGTTTCATGAAGGACTCGATTAATATAATTTTGGGTTATTGGTGTCGACACACCAGCAGATTCCAACCCAGCTACATGTATCCCTAGTATCTTATGGGCTACAGCTTTATTATGAAGGACAAGAGGTCCACCACAATCTCCGGCTGCAGTGTCAGAATAATAGTGCCAGCTATTATTAAGTTGGTAAACAGCAGATCCACCAAGAGTATACTTGACTGGACCATGAGCTTTAATGTTTCTAACCAACTTAAGAAATAGCGTATCAATATTATTTGCATAAGATACTATTGTACCTTCAACTGAAGACAACAAAGAACAATTTACTTCATCATCGATAAAGAAATGGCGAATTATGTCAACATAGTTGGACGCCTCTGGAACGTTCACAAAAACAATGTCTTTTGAAACATCTGTGTAAATAACATTTTGGATAATATCAAAATTAGTGATCTTTGTTGTTTTACCAGTAATTGTAACACATCTTTTTCCAACTGTTTCCAATGTTTTAATCAAGTGGTGGGTTGTTATCAAAATTCGACCACCAATGAAAATTCCATTGAGAACAAAAGGATTCGAGCTATCAATAGATATCCGAACCATATTATTGCGAATCTTCCCAGTCATCAAGTCAACAGCCATGGGATCAGCACTTATTTCTGCTCTAAAATGTTTCATTTGAGCTATGTCATCTAATGACAATTTCCCCTCACCCATATAACTTTCTGTAACGATTTTGGGTGCTGATTGAACTGTATCTCTCTTAACGTAAGATTCAGACACAATTTTAGGAGCAGATTGTACAGTGTCTTTCTTGGCATATGACTCACTCACAATGCAAGGTCCACTACGCACTGCGTCTCTCTGAGAGTAAGATTCACTAATAATCCTTGGAGTCGTTTGAACTGCGTCTTTTTGACAATAACCTTCTGAGACACACTCATTTTTGGGTTTAATAATAGAATCCTTAATTAAATAAATAATTTTTGTGGCTATTCTAATTATACCAAGGATACTCATGGCATATAACCCATAAGGTAATAGAGAGGTCAAATAACTCTGGAAAATCTTATACGTAGATTGTTGATCGAGACTAGCAGCTCCAGCTAGAAGTCCCTCAAAATATGCAAGACAAAGATCGTACATGTTATCATAACAACCCCGGATCACAGTTTTGATATCTTTGATAAAATCATTCTTTATGTAGTCGACAAACGTTCTGGGAGACGCGGACAAAAATGTAACTTTAATGACCTTTGCAATTTTTCTAATTGGTTTTATAATATTAAGTTTTGCATAAGGGCTTGCATCAACGCCAAGTGATGTTAATAAAATGGATGATGCATAAGCAAGCGTTGCTTTAAGTCTCCCGAAGAAAGTATGATGATTAGTACTTCGATATCTATAACCATGATCTGAATGAGGATTTTCGGTTGTAAAGTACTGAGTCCCAAAATAATCAGCCCAAAACCACGCAATATCAATTCCATCTTGACTAAAATATTTTCTCCAATTTGACCAATCAAACTTTTGTTGTCTTTGACTCTCTGGTTCTGACATATCAAATTCTTCATCTTCTAAATCAATGTCATCCCCAGATTGGTCAAGTGCTTCATCAAAATCAATATCCTTCATGAAGCAAATATCGGGAACCTTAATATTACGATGAGTTCTGGGTAATGGGAAATACCGGAAGCCAGGCTGAGTAGGTATTTCGAATTTGGGTAATTCAAATTGTTTACGATCATAACCCCCGAACGGACTCAAGCCAAAGAATCTGCCAGCATATATAGCCTCCACTATCTCTGGCTGTTTAATCAACAACGACACCCATATCACAATTTGTGATACAAGTTGATCGTTATTCATTTTATCAGGGTGAGTAGCTAGCAACAATTGTCTCATTCTTTTATGGGCTTTTGAACCAGGTTTTCCACAACCATCAGCTAGATAGTCATTATAATCAAATCCAAGAATTCCAAGCGGATTACCAGCTGCATAAATCTTTTTGATATGACTACCCAGTGATTCCGAGTACATAATTTGGCACTCGTAATACTCGTGATCCATCAAAGCCGTAACATCATCATAGAAATTTTCAAACTCAGGGATATCATCTTCGTAATATTTCATTGAAGCCTCAATCTCTTCGACTGATGGTGGATAACTCTGAGCTTGGAAGAATTTCTTTAAATTTTCATAATCGCACTCATCGTCATTGGCGTTGATCATTTTATGGTCCTTTTCTCTATGGTCAATAAAGCGAGGTGCCAAGTAATCTAATAATTCTATTAAATTATATTGAGCTCCCTCGACTGTAAAAATCCAAGCATTTGGTTGAAATTCTTTAGGACCTTTATAAACACGAGTAACTGGGTCCATATATTCGGGCTTAAGTGACACCTGGACTGTTTTGTGAATTCTTCTTTTAATTGCGGTTGGATTTTGCACAAAGTTTCTGAGTTCATTATCTGATAGATCTGCGTTAGTCGTTATCATGACAAGGTCTGAAGTAAACCTAACACACCCTTTTTCTGTGACATCAGCCATATTTAATGGGTATGGGTTATTATTTGAGACTCTAATAAGTTCATTTAACGACTCACTAATAGACTCAGTTTCTCTCATTTGCAAATAGTCATCAAAAATCACTACTCTCTGATTCCTATACCCATCCCAGTATTTCTGCGAAAAATTTCGCACATATACATCCTCGCCAGGAGTATATTTTGTTTTAACTCCAGCTATGGGGACATTTACTGCTGGATGAGAATACAAGGCAGTAGGGAGCATCTGATTAAGATGGCTTTTTCCAACTCCAGAATCACCTCTCAAACATATTATGTAAGGTGATATCCGAAGTTTATCCGCGAAGAAATAAGGGGAAATGCTTTTAAGTAATGATCCAACCAAAGTGAAAGTTCTAACAAAAGCATTTACTTTGGCTTGATCATGCTCTTTCTTTATCCGCATGTTTAAATTCATTCCCCTGTTATACAATTCAGTTGTCTTCCGAACAACAGCTGGCATATCTTCCTTCTTCATATTTTGGATAACATCTGGATCAAGGAATGCACGTACTTCATCAATATAATCTAAGTATTCGCATGTGCCAGGCTGTGGATTGAAATATTTAGTAATAGAATCAATAACAAGGCTAATATACTTTATAAAAAATGATGAGAGTTTCTCAACACCAGTAATAATCTGTGATATATCACGAATTAAACTGGCGTTAGGTCTTAGCACTTTAAATAAAGTAGATGGAATCCCAACTATTGATAATATTGCATCGTTTACAATCCAACAAAATTCCAACAATGGGTTAATATTTATCTGAGCCTCGTAATAGCTCTCCTCTTCAAATTTTGAGCGCACCCATGAAGCAACTTGATTTATGGCACTTTCAAAATAAGGATAAGTGATATTAATTAGTTTAATAAAACGCGAGAAATAAGAAGAGAGAGCAAGTATGATATCTGTAACATCTCTAGCTTTATACAATGCTGCAAACATAGTAATCAAACCTATTATATGGGAATTAAGATTTTCAGAAATATTGTCGAGCCCATCTTTGATAAAATTAGTAGAATTACCAATGGTTTGATTAATATCATTAAGAGCACTATTAACCATTGCAATATTCTTTTCTAGTTCTGGACTCATATGAATATCATGTTTAATCGTTGGGGTAAAACCAAACAGCTGAGCCATGTACTTAATATCACGAGCTTCACCCCTAGAAATTTGCCTATTCTTTTTCTTGAGCTTGTCATTTCTTATAGAAGATTTAAGCAAACTTTCTAAATTCCTTTGAGATCTAGGTAGATATTTATAATACCTCCGCATTTTTCTATTTAAACGCGATTTCCCCATTAAGATCTCATAACAAAATTCATCGATGTGTGACAACAATTTCTTAGGATTGAATAAACTTTCATCAATATTGTTATTTGCAACCCAGTTTATTATCTTAGCATGTCTTACTGTTGTACATTTTTTGCAATAAGTTCGATTGCAAACATCTAGAATTTTGTCAATTGCCTCAAAATCTAATTTAATATTAGGTTTGAGAACTTCACGCATTCTAATAGGAATACGAGAATCACCAGACATGATATACCCCTCCTGTATGGTACTTTCAATTAGGTTATCCCGTAAATTCTTATTAGAACACAAATTTGGTGTGACAATAACACCACCTTGTTGGTGAGGGTTATCAGGCCTCACTTCCTTGGTGTTGCTACCATCACGAAGGGTTGGCTTTGCACTTAGACGGACATGTGCTGCTTGACCGTTTTGATATGATTGTGACATTTTCATTTCGTTAGGGGGTGTCAGATTTGAATAGTCCAGGCGACTGACTCCTGACCTCTTGACTAATACGTCGGTCACGGTCCAAGGTGTACATCCAATAATGGGAATCACCACGCTCACCGACGTAAAAACAATTGTACCAGGCAGCCTGACGTTAAATTCCGTTAACTCGGCCCTCTCCAATGTAGTATCGTCTGAGGAAAGACGCTCTTGATTATTAGCGACCAAGAGACGCTTTGGCAATATCCTTAAAAGGACTACCAACAATAATGCACTGATATCAAACTGGACTCGTACTTCGTCTTGCATGGACCGCTACCCAAATCAATGGATAACTATCGACCGGAGTTGATTTACTTGACTACTAGCCGTCTACTACGTGTATCGGGTTTTCGCCAATATCCATACAAGATTCCATAGGAATTAGTTTAATATATGGTAGATCTGTTTCAAACTAAGATGGCTTTGCTGGACCATACTTAGCTCACTACCGCAAATTACCAATAAATTGTCAAAAGATGACACTATAAAATAAGTATTTGACCTTACACCTTTGTAATCGTTACTCGTGCAGCCAACACAAGCCGAATCTACGCCGGTTTATGTCTAGACTTCCTTCAAGCACATCAGGTTTTAGGCCTTCATTCGGAATCCAGAAGTCATACTTAGATTATAACGCACCAGTGTCAAATTTATTGATACCAGCAATTATTTGTGATTTGTGAAATTTTTGAGAATGTGAGATTGTTGACTGAATGTCACCAACACGCATTTATTTTGATCCTAATGTCTCAACTATGGGCATTTGCATCTCCGTGCAACATAGCATAGTTGGCACAAGAGGACTGAATAACATAATGTTGTGGGCACCAGGATAACTCGTGAGTACGATGGAAACACGACTGAATATCATCAGTGGGCATCTGCTTTGATCAATTGCATCTCAACCATGGGCATCTGCATCAAAGTGCAGCAGTGCATGGTTGGCATGTAATGACTGAACAGCATAGCACTGCGGGTACCAGGATGGGTTTCCAAAGTCAAAAGAATCATACGTTTAGCGTGAGAAG